GTAATCTTCTTCTTTTGGTTGATTAGGCATAATACCAAGCCAATTATTGAAATATAGCATCCATGGCATCGTCATCATTCCGTATGTCAATGTTGACTCGATCGAACTGATTTCTTACCACCAGTAAATTCAATTGGTATTGGTGTTTCAGCCTCATACCAATTTCCAATGATTTGAGAAATTCACAGGTATCCAATTCCTCCGTATGTGTGGCCATCCGTCTACCGTGAATGCTTCCTTGGATTACTAATATTTTGCCATTAGTTGGTATGAAGTCGAATGGTAGCCATATCAATACATAATCTTCGGCTACCACTGGCATGATAGAAACAATGCATCTAAGGCATCGTCCTCGGTTGTTATGACCTTTATATGTTTACCAGTACTTGCAGAAATGACTATAATTTCATCGACCCCGGAGCTTAGTTTCATATCCATAGCACGTCGCAATGCATCACCAAACCAATATGTTGAATACGTTATGCCAGTCGTTCGGTATTGATTGGCAAACATATGCCGCATATGCTGCACTGTGACTAATAAGCCAAGCCCTAATGAAATATAGTCTTCGTGTTTCATGGCGCATATTTCAATATAGTTTCAATCACACCACTGCTATCACTAAGATCAACGATCAGTTTCAAATCAACTTTTCGCCAATCTTGCAATTCAACTAGATGCCCGAAACCTTCATTAACAATATAATGATGTGCCAAACTAACTGCTTCTCTAAACGATCGACAGGTGCAATATCGTCCATTACCTGGAATTAGATTGGGTTCGTTAAAGTTCATCACTACTCGATCAATACAGTTGGTAATAGTCAGTGTGTTCATTAGCTATATTTCAATATGGCAGTTATCACCGCCAGGTCATCAGTCATATCAATCAATTCATAATTAACTGTCGTTCCATAGTCGCAGTACAATTTGTTATCCAAGTGAGGCCAAAGTTCTTTAAGGCTTGGGATAGTTGATATAACCTCACGAAACGAATTGACAGCGGGTCCTACTCGATATCCCCTACCATTTTCATGGTAGAATAAGATAGACCACCACGTATTTCCACTGTCCGAATTGAATGTGGCAACGATGCTCATATTAGTTCACTAAATATCAATATTATATTATACAGGAAATATGGCATGCGTTATCAAGAACTTACCGAACTATTCGATCAATCCTCTAGCATCACTTGGGAAGCTGACGAGGAAGGATTGTTGGCTGGAAATTTCAATATTGACAGTGTCAAATACGAATTCAGCATGCTGAAAATGAATAGTGGCTGGGACTTTCAATTTACGGCAGATGGTCGTTATAGCGTAACTGGCGCCAACAAGGCAGATAACAAGTCGATTAAGATCTTCTCCACTATAGCCAATGTGATAAAAGGGTTCTTTATCAAAGAACAACCAGAACGTTTTAAGTTTGCCGCCGATGTCAACGAACCGACAAGAGTCAGTCTTTATAGAAAATTAGCAAAGCAACTAGCTAGTAAATTCGGATATAAGGTGGTTGAACAACAACGAAACCATGAACAGCAATTTTATCTGATCAAGGACCCCGAACCAGTAACCGAACTATTCAACAATAAGGTTGATTGGAAATGGAAAACGACCACTTCTGATGAATACGATGGTAGTTTTATGATGGGTGATATTGCTTACGACGTTGGCTTTACTGTGATGACTCCAGGTGCTTGGGAATTGGTGTTCACTGCCGATAGTCATGTTAAAGTCACTGGTACATTCAATAAAGAAAACGACGGTGGAGCATTACAGGTATTTGCCACTGTAGCCGAGATGACTGTTGATTTCCTTAAAAAAGAACAACCAAAAATCTTATCTTTCAGTGCTACTAAGAGTAGTGCCACTAGAGTATCGTTATATCGTCGTATGGCAAAGAAGCTAGCTAGCTCTTTTGCCTATACGGTTCGTGAACGTGATGATGGTGATGAACTTTGGTTTTTCCTAGTTCGTCCTAATCAAGAATAACGAAGAATAAAGGCAATACATTCAGCATCACTGTTTAGGTCAAGGGGAGTCATTTCCAGCTCCCCATCGTCTATTAGACATTGGCGAATCGAAATCAGTGGTTTTTCAGCAAGTACCTTCTTCAATACCATAAGCATTTCAGATACTGAATCGTATACCATCGATACGTAATAGCCATAACTACGACTGGTATCATGAAAGCCAAACTCCCACCTACCAGTGGAACAACGACGTGTTATGCGTATAGGAATCATCAGCAGTGTGTAAGGATGGCTTGTAGGACGTCTGCATCACTACGTAGGTACTGCGAGTATACATGTTCACCATCATCCCCCGTAGACGTCTGTACCCGAAACTCAATGGGCATCCATTTACTTTTTGAGAAGTTGTTTGCCATTGTTAGCGCATCGGACAGGTTTTCTCTATGGCCCAAATTACAGTAAGAGCCAAACATATATTCGTAAACGCCCCAACCAGTGCCAGCATTGGATTCAACTACTATTTTCATACTAACCATGAACTAGTAAAGCCTCTAATATTTCATTATTGTTATTGACGTCTATAGCCATTTCACCAGTAGCACTTCGTAAAACACACAAACTATTATATCCATAATACCGTACTACTCGATTGGCGGTAACTAGTGCGGCGGCTAGCGAGCGTTCAATCGCTAATCCACTTTCATCAGTCCTTGCTTTGTATTCAACATACCAAAACGGCTTACGTTGACTAGCCCGCACATAGATCACATAGATATCAAAGCAAGTCATCTGTTTCGTAACAGCGTGGCTAATAAGTCTACGGGTGCTAACAGCAATTCAATACTGCGATCTGGGTAATGCACCGTGATTGCATCACCTTCTTCTTTAAAGAAGTCATCTGCGAATGTCAATGCTGCGACTAATGTTTTGTATCTGAACTTGGCACTATTGGCGGACTGTACTACCCAATCATTGTTGGTTGCATCATGTTTCACAACCGCAACTGTACGTGGAATGGCCATTAGCAATACCTCAATAAATCCATTACTTCTTGTGAATCACAATCCAAAGGATAGTCTTCTGACTGAGTCTTCACAAAGAGCTTCGCATGTGGATAACATTTCGCAACCTTGAAAGCTTCTTTGAATGTTTTAAACCATTCAGTTTTGGTGTAGCAATTATCGGAATTGACCCAACCAAGCAGCCAGAAGTCACTGTCTATATTTTTGTTGTTGGCAATATGCACAAAAATGATGCGTTCAGTAATCATGATGTATGCGCAAGGATTGCCATTGTAGCTTCGGCATCATTATGAATGACATAACATTCGTCTTCATCTCTAACGATACCATGTACTTTGGTGCGAACTAATATGGGATAGCCTTTCTTTGCTTTGACTGCAAGTAGAGCTTGTTTGAACGTTACTGGTGTAAAATCTAATCGATTATTGTCAATGATGTACGGACTATTGCACCAGTAGACATGTGGTTCCTCAATGTCGATGTCGCCGGTCAAATACATATTCCATGTATTTTCACGTTCGTGGTATGAGATGATGGGGCCTTTTGTTATCATTTTTTTGGCTTATAATTGTTCTAGTTGCCAATTGTACACTCAAAACCCAGGAAGAAGTGTGATTCTTGAAGACACAAAAAAGAGGAACAGATGTTCCTCTTTTTTAACCAAATCGTAATAGCAATTCAAGCGTCATATCATCATCTGCTGAGTCATAATAGATCCGTTCATTCTCGTATTTCAACAGTATGAGACAAAATTGTTTGGTATCATCAAACAATTCTCTCTGTGCTTTTTTGCAAGCTTCGAGACATCGCAAAGTGCTGTTAGCACTAAAGCAACTGACGTAATTGAACTGACTAGGATCTATCGGATTTCGCATAGGAACTTCAATATTCCAATAATCGAACTGGCCTGGAACACGTTCAAAGCCCCATGCTTCAATAGCTGGTAGCTCGAACGCATCAGGACTGGTCATATTGCAATATCAAAAACAATGCGTCTTCTTCACACTCTAAGTGATAGATCAAATGGTCTGGTACACACTCAGGTTTTGTGAACGACGGCGGACGTTCCATTGCCACAATTACAGGCAAATCCTTATAGGCTTTTGCTTTTTCTTTCATACGAAAAGCACGATGGATGGCTTGCGACATCTTGGGAAAGTATTCACATTGATACCGCATCGGACTGATCGACATCAACGATCCTCTAACTCTATGAGGTGCCAGCATTTCCCAACGCTTCCCATCGAAAGCTGGAAAGATGTTGATCGCCATGGTATTCATCACTTTGCTTGTATTCATATATCGCAGTAACACATCAAAACGTCCATGATAGCATCATCTGTGTTCAATTCGATCGAATCATTGCCATAAACAAAATATAATTGACATTTACTCAATACATCATCTTCATGATGCTTGGTCAGCGCAATGGTAACTGCCCATGCTAGACGGTCGGTTACACAGTAACGATTAGGTACGGCAGACCAAACATATTCATCGTCAGACTGTTTAAATGAATAATAGGGAAGGGCTACTTCCCATAAACTATCCCCTTCATGCCATCGTACCAAGCAACTGAACAAAGGGATAGAGATGCTCAACGCATCAAGTCCAGATCGCCAACGAGTGGAATCAACATTTCACGGTTACCAAAGATATAACCACAAGTGTCAATATTCAACAGGTGAGTAACGTCACCGTCACGTAGTGGATATGTGGGATCCGTACAAATACCCGAGATACAACCACAATCAACAGCTTGACCAATGATAGCGGTCAGTTCGGCACCAGTAACGCTTAGCGTGATTGCAGTACCAAATCCACGATCGGCTGCCCAAGCGGTATAAGCTTCAACATTGGGTGAGTCTGGCCAACCCTTACGCAATGCTTCAACTTGATTGACAAACAGGTTAGTGGCATGCGTACCTTGCGCAACAGCCTTGCCAGGATTCAAACTAGCCAAATCAGTACGCATTAGAATATACAAAGCTACTGATTCACCCAGTTCCTTGTTATCACTGATTTTCTTAATACGTGCGGCTTCCGCTTCAGCAGCAGCGAGGGCAATTGCTTCTGCTGTCTTACTTGCAGCTTCAGCCTCAGCTTCGGCTTCAAATCTACGAATGTTGTTAAGCCATACTTTCATTTGCTTGGCGTCATCACCCAGAAATTCTTCTGGGTTCTCTTCTGGGGCTACGTAAGCCCCTTGTTCAATCAAAGCCATCTTTTCAAGATCAGTCTTGACTGCGGCAACGATTTCTGAAATGTCACCAGTCAAAGGCATTACACCAACTTCGGACCAAACTTCATTAGTCAGATCAGGCATCACCTGATCTGATTGCTGTGAATCATTTTGAGACATATTATTTCTCCTTATTATGGCAATAGACTAGCACCAACTTATTGACTAGCCAATATTTTTCTATATTGGCAACCATATTCAGTTGACTAACTGCCTATAGGCGTTTATCATCAAATTGTTTTCACTGGTCTAACAACAATTCATAGAGGACAGAATGACTCAACCGATCGACATCGTTATCAGTTTCGATACAACTGGTTCCATGTACCCTTGCTTGGCTGAAGTACGGCGGAAAGTTGATGAAACCGCCCAGCGTCTCTTCAAAGAGATTCCAAATCTGCGCGTTGGTATTATTGCTCACGGCGATTATTGCGACAGTCGCATCTATGTTACCAAGCATCTCGCACTTACCTCTGATCCGACCGCAGTATCGTACTTCGTGAAAAACGTAGAACGTACCGGTGGTGGTGATGCACCTGAGTGTTACGAACTGGTGCTGCATGAAGCTGCAACCAAAGTTAAGTGGACACCCGATTCCAAGCGAGTGCTCGTGATGATCGGTGATGATCTGCCCCATCCGAAAGCCCACAACCCAGGTCGTCTGGATTGGAAGGAAGAAGCAGCAAAGCTCACCGACCTCGGTGTTCTGATTCACGGGGTGCAAGCACTGAACAACAATTACGCAAAGCAGTTCTACGCTGAGATCGCAAACATCAGCGGTGGCTTTAACCTGCGTCTTGCACAGTTCAACGAAGTAACGGAAATGCTGATTGCTGTTGCATATCAGCAAGTATCACCTGAAGCACTGCAAGGTTACGAAGACGAAGTCGTAACGCAAAAGAAGATGACGCGCACCATGAGCGATATCTTTGCAAAGCTCAGCAAGCGCGATCCAGTAAACGGTCGTTACCGCAAGGTTGACACCCGGGCTGTTGATGCAGGTCGTTTCCAACAAATCTTGGTCGATAGCGACAAGGCCATCCAAGCACTGGTTGAAGAACAAGGTATGGTCTTCCAACGCGGGCGTGGCTTCTACGAATTCACCAAGCGTGAAACCATCCAAGCAAAGAAGGAAGTCGTTATCCTCGACACCGAAACTGGTGACATGTATGAGGGTGATGCTGCTCGTGAAGTTCTGGGTCTGCCAGTTGGCGCGAGTATCGATATTTCACCGACAGCAGCCGGCTTCGATCGTGTAAAGTACAAGGTGTTCGTGCAATCAACCAGCAATAACCGTAAGTTGCTTGGTGGTACGACGTTCCTGTACGAGGCTGAATAATGAAAGTGTCAAGTATCAAGCGAGCCTTTTTCGTAATAGTCATCCCTGCTATCTTTAGTTCGGTAGCTTATGTCGGATATGTAAACTATCAGCATCAAATGAAAACGCTTCGATACTTGTCCTTTTCGCTCGGTTGTCAACAGGCAGGTAATCCACTCGATTACTGTCGCCAACAAGCACTGCAATATGTCACAAACCTAACAATAATAAAATGAAAAAACTAGAAGACTACGTTGGTCAAAAACTAACGCCCGCAATCAAAGCTGAACTCGAAAAACGTGGAGTTCGAGTGTTTACTCCTGGCACTTTGGGAACTACTGATGTGGTATTCGGCCGTCAAAACGCTGAAATCAGAAAGAACATCATTGTTCGAATTTACCAAGGTTGATATGAACTCGATTGCAATATTGGACGAAGTTACCAACCCAAAAGTGATCATGAGTCTAGATCTGTTGGGATTTCTACGTTCTATGGCAACCGACATTGACGACGATGTTGATCTCGCATATGACGGCTGTTCCATGGATGAAAATGAAGCTCACCTTAGCCTGCAACGAATCAAAGTGCGAGCAGACTTACTAAAAGCAATGCTCAATCACATCAAATAAGTGATGAGCGTTGACAACTCGCCAGTCATAGCGTACGATTCCACGTTCTTAACGGGATGGTTCGTCATATTCAAAGAAGGCCGGGTTATGAACATCATGCCAACAACATTCAAAGCCTGTGCTGACCAGCTTAAGTATCAATACGGCTATCCCTTTAGAATTCTAAAGGATAATCAGCACATGAACGTAACCGATGACACCGATATGGTAATGGCATTATTGAGTTACCAATAAGAAAAGGGGAAGCAATGCTTCCCCTTTTCTACGACTATTAACTTTGCTCTAACCAATACTGAACCCGTACCCGCCACTTCGTTGGTCGATCAAGTTCATAATTTCCTTTTCCAGTCTTTCCATCTCAGCAGCAGCTTCAGTCTTCAAAGCTTCACCATTCAACGTGCTACCACCCTGTGGTCCAGCAATCTGGCTAAACTTACTACGAGCTTCACCCATCATCTGCTTACATACCGCAACCGTAAAGTCACGCAACCATGGACGAGCATACGTGTCAGCAAATAATACTTCCTCAGGACGCGTATTCCACGCTTGAATCAAAATAGTTTCAACCGCAGTAAAGGAACGGTCAAACGTAACACGATGACTTACCGGCTCCCATTGAAACAATAACTCACGTCCAAACATACGGCCAGCCATAGATTGAAACTGCATGGCTAAGTCATATGTCGCTAATGTACCAGATCCACCAGCACTCATACCACCCGGATTGTTGATCAAATACAAATTGTTAGAAAAGGCAAGCGAGAACGGATCAATCTGCGGACCACCCTGATTACCACCAATACCACGGCGAAATACCTTCGTGACTTCCTGTACTTCGTTTGGTAACGTATACACGGTCAACGCTGGTTGTAAATCCAAAAAGATATACGATTCCTCCAACGAATTACCACTACGCTGGCGATAACGATCCAACGCATTGGTCACCGCAAAATCATAATGCTCAGGATCTAATTCCAAATCAATTATCCCCGCACCTAAACGTAATTGAACTTCCTTAATAATACGCTGGCGACCACTTATCACATTAGGTTGTTGGTTCATGTGACTCCTCCCTATTTCTAATATTTATAGCAATCACCATATTATCAGTAACTAATCACACAACACACCACCAACACATCGGCATACCAAACACTATACCCACTACTAATACAATAAACCAGAGCAACCACAAGCCATCCAACCATTACCAGATATAATAATTACTCAACTCCAATTACCAAATAAATCAACCATACCAAATAAATCCCCAAACACATTAAACAGATTTTTATGACTTAAGATACATCTAGTGACTCCATCTCCATGGAAGGCTACTAAGACAAATACCTCACGAGTATTCATGGAGGTTAAGATCGATTAAAAGGGCTATCTAGGACCCTTCATGGACGACACGGAACCCAGAGAGAACTCATGATACTGGTAATGACTTATTATATACCATAAAACACTCTAGTGGCTTCCCTCCAATGGATACTCCTTCCTCCCAATTACTTCCCCTCCATTATCTTTCTGGAATAATTCATGGAGGTTTATGACTATTTCGCCCCTAGACGGGCTCTGATGGATAGCAGGGAAACCCAGAGAGAACTCTCGATAATGGTGACAGTATAAAACGTGATGTTTCTCCCTCCATGGAGGGCTATAAATATTAGAACAACTGAGGACTTCATATGCCAAGATTATCTATCTGGAATTCAGGAAGGAAAGGAGCCGACTATCGTTTTATCGATGGTACCATTTCTGAATATTTTACTATTGGCGGAACTGCCGTTTATGTTCACAAATACATTGGAGTACAGGACCAAAGTAATATTGATCCTGATACCGGAATGGCATTGCCAGTCGCTGGTGGAGAAACGAAAATTCAAGATATTCTATTCCTGGAGAATAGAGATCGCTGCTATGCACCTGACATCATTGAGATGCGTGGCATCTACAACATGCAAGATGCTGAGTTTGACTTATCACAGTTTGGTCTTTTCCTTGATAACGATACCATCTTCATGGAGTTCCATCTTAACGATATGATCAAAATGATTGGTAGAAAGCTAATGTCAGGTGATGTTTTGGAATTGCCACATTTGCGTGACGATGCTTTATTGGATCCAAGCGCTTCTGCTATCAACAAGTTTTATTCGATCAATGATGCACAGCGAGCTAGTGACGGATATTCCCAAACTTGGTTTCCTCATATTTGGCGTGTCAAGTGCAAGCCACTAACAAACAGTGAAGAGTATTCTCAGATCTTGGATCAGAATGCCAAAGATCCGTTTGGTCTTGATCTTGGTGATCCGTTTAACGACGAGCCAACTAAGGGCAAGAAATTACGTGATACTATGATTAACATATCACGCACTTTGAACTTGGATGGATCGGAAACAGACACTCCTATGGATACGGCTATCAACGAAGAGATTGTTGATATGGCACGTACTTATGTGACTGGTCGATATTTCCAAACTCTCCAATTCTATATTGTTCCTGGTGGCGAATTGGGCAATCAATACCCTTGGATTTTTGCTGGTGATGGCGTGCCACCAAATGGTTCAGAATCTGTGGCAAATGGCAATGTATTCCCAGATAGCCCTGCTAATGGGGATTATTTCCTACGTACTGATTATGATCCTAATGTTCTGTATCGATATACCGTACCCAACAGTACACGAGCGGTTACTGGTTCTTGGATAAGACAAGAGCTTGACTATCGTCAGCAGGATTGGAGTATGGCATCCCGCGTACTTCTGAGCTTCATAAATAACAACAAAACCACTACTTTGTCTAATGGTGATACGGTGATACAACGCCAGCCATTATCACAAGTTGTAAAACCACGAGCCGATTTCTAAAATGGACATTAGTCAAGCAGGCGTAAGCCTCACCGCACAATTCGAGGGTTTGGCACAAGTCAACCCTAATGATGGATTAGTTTACCCATATGCCGATCCAGTTGGATTACCAACAATTGGTTATGGTAATCGTACCGACCTTAACGGTAACCGAGTAACGATGAATACTAGCCCAATCACTCAAGATCAAGCTATGCAATTACTTCAGAATGTATTGGAGCAATTCGTTACCGAAGTCAATAACATGGTAACCGTACAACTTACGCAAAATCAGTTCGATGCGTTGGTTGACTTTGCCTACAATGCTGGTGCTGCCAATCTACAA